TCGGTCAGCCTGGCAGGCAGGGTCCTTAGTCAGCAGCATCGTCGCCGCCCTGGAAAACATATCCCCGGTGATATCGGCGAGTATCTCCTCCTTGGTCTTGGGGGCCTTCCTCTCCGCTGGCTGGTCGGTTAACTCAGCTGGGGCGTCCTTCTTCTCCAGAGCGGTATCCTGCAAGGGTGGTCTGACGTCTTGTGGATCTTTAACGTCATCCGGGGGTAGGTTGTGCAACGCCACGTCTAATGGTGGTCCCCTGCCCATCTCCTCATCAGCGATCTGGGAAGCCGCGGCCGTTCACTTACCCTCAACGGCACGGGCTAGGGCGGACCTATCCTTCTTACGTGATTTGCGGTCTGCTACCACACACTCCCTGCTCCAGTGCCCAACCAACCCACACGCCGTACATACACGTGTGGGGCAGGCAGCAGCCAAATGTCCTGGCTGCCGGCAACTGGCGCATTTCCCCCTGGCAGGGTCGGGCTTCCTACGAGGAGGCCCTTCACCCGGATACCCCAGAGTATCGTCGAACTTAGCAAGCTTCCGTTTCTTCTTGCGGCACTTGCGCTGTCCACGCTCCCTGCGGGCGGCGTCACGCGGGTGTTTTGACACAACACGCACTTGCTTGGTGCTGTGTATCCCCAATTCACTGTCAGCCTGCTTCGTGTCCATCAGCTGCCAGCCACGCATAGGAGTCAGCAGCTTAGCTGCCGACCGGTTCATATTTGGGGGGGGGGAGTCGTCGTCGGTGGACTCAAGATGCTCGGAGTCCACAATGCGCAGTCTAACCATTAAATCACCGATGGTTTCAACATCCCCTATGGGTCGCCCGCCCGATTTGTTGGCGTACCCAAACTCGGTGAGACCGTGGACCACACCACGGTTATCACCACGCTCTCTTCTTAGCCTGGCTAGGCGCTATTTCACGTCTTGCTCTGGTTGACGCATAACCAGTTTTGCATCTTGGTGGGGTTGATGCACAGCCCCTTGGCCCTCGTATACAGCAACCGAGGCGTCGGTGCCGGGGGGGTGCGGGCACACCTCCCTATTCCGCCGGTTGGCTAGACCGGAAGCGTGAGCCGAAAAATCGGGTATTGTGTTGTTTTGCATATAGGGCTAAGTGTCCCAATGTAGTACCTCTAAACGCAGATCAAGCTCAATATGGACCATCACTTGCTCAATGTGTCCATTGGGCGAAGAGTACGTCCGTAGCAGGCAGCGTAATAGGCCCCGGGCTCACTAGACTTAACTGCGCACGCTAAGTAATAGTGCCATAGGAACCCACAGCCCATTGTGGGTGGCATATTCTAAGGCTTGCCAAGCCTAAACGTTGGGTGCCTTGGACAATCACACCTTAAACCAGCCTGATCCACCCT